TCGCCGGCTTCTGGTCCGTGCAGCACGAGTTCAAGTACACCAGGTCGCACCACTCGGGCACCTCGGCGCGCATCTGCGCCCAGCGCTCGGCAAAGTTATCCGGCAGGATGAAGTCATCCTCGAAGATTACGAACTCCTCGTGCCCCTCGCGCCACGCAATCTGCCACGCGATATGCCACGACAAGACCAGGCACGTCGCGCCGCGGGTCACGAAATAGTCCGAGTGCATCGGAATCTCGGACTTCACCTGCATCGTCTTGCCGAAGATACCGTAGATGAAATCCAGCTCGATGCCGGCCTTCGCGGCCTGCGCGCGGGCGTGCTCGGTGCGCTCCGGGGTCTCGGAGAGCGTGATGCAGTAGTACTTCACGCGATTCCCTCCACGCCGCGGTCCTTGCCAAATGCGAACTTGCCCGAGCGGCGCACGACAGAGCGGTGCAGGAAGTGCGCGTCGCAAAACTCGTCCACCGCGCGCGTCACGCCGGGCCACGCCTGGTAGTCGTCGCCGAACAGAATCCCGCCCTGGCGCAAGAGCGGCCAGTAGTTTGCGAGGTCCGCCTTGCAATCCTCATAGTCGTGCGAGCCGTCGATGTAAATCACATCCGCCACAATATTTTTTTCGGCCACCACCCGCGCCGCGATTGTCGCCGGCAGGGGGAGGGGGGTCACGCGCTCGGTCAGCTCAAGGTGCACCATGTTCGACAGGAACAGCTCGTGCAGCCGAGGGTAGCCCGCGTGCAGCCGCAGCGCCTCGTGCAGCCAGCGATTGTCCCCGTCGTGGCGCGCGTAGTTCTCGTGCGACCCGAGCCAGGTGTCGATGCACAAGAGCCGCGCGTCGAGCCCGAGGCGCTTGCAGATCGCCATCATGTTAGCCGCCGAGCGCCCCTTCCACGAGCCCACCTCGATGATGGTCGTGGGGCGCACCGCCGCCAGGACTTGCTCGAACATCGGGTCATCCGAGCCCCAGCCCTGCAGGTCGTGCTCGACTATCTTCGCGCCCGAGTACGGGTCCACCAAAAAGAAATCCCGCCAGTTCATACCACCCCCCGAATCTGCCGCTTCATCGCCTTCTGCCAGGTCGGCGCGTACACGCCGCCGCCCGTCGCCGCCTCAGACGCAAAGGTCAGCACGAACGCGTCCGCCACGTCGGGCGACGCAAGGCCACGGCGCTTCATGTCGTCCTTGCCCTCGAGGCGCAGCTTCCCGTTCGACATGAACGAGTAGCGCGGCGAGGATAGCTCATTCACCAGGCGCTCGTCGCGCGGCAGCTTGCAGTCGCGCGCCTCGAGCCACGCCTTCGCCTTGCCCCAGAGCTCCGCGCGCAGGTTCATGTACTGCCCCTTGAAGGCCGGCGACTCGCCGACGTTGATCCCGCGCGCCGGCAGCTTCAGCTCCCGCAGCCGGTCCACCACGCCCGCGCCAAGGCCGATGCTGTCCACCAGTATCTCGACCGGGCGGTCGCGGTGGTCGGTGCTCTCCCACTCGTGCATCACCGCGCCCGTCAGCGCCATCAGGTCGAGGCCCCTCCATGTCTTCACCGGCGCCACGACCACGTTCGCCTGGCGCTTGCAGAGCGCCGAGGAGTCCGCGCCGAAGCGCGCCACGTCCAGCCCCCAGAGCACCGGCGCGCCCGGGTTCTGCACCACGTCCCGGTCCACCGCCGACTGGGCGAGCTCAAGCCCGATCAGCGTGTCATCGTCCGCCACCGGGAACTCGCCAAGCACGCGCACCCGGTAGGCGTTGCTGCCCTCGCCGTACCGGCTCGACATCTCGGCGACGTAATCCTCCGACACCCGGGGCGAGTCGAGGCAGCTGACGTGCAGGTTCTTCCACTCGCCGGACAGGCGGTGGAAGGTGTCGTAAAAATACCCCTGCGTCCGGGTGGGGTTGCCGAGCAGCAGCGTCGTGGCGTTGTGGCCGGACATCGAGCCGCCCGCCGACTCGAAGACCGCCTCGGACACGCCCGGGGCCTCGTCCACCACCAGCAGCACATACTCGGCGTGGATGCCCTGCAGGGCGTCCGGCTGCTCCGCGCGGCTGGTGCGCGCCGAGATGAAGGCCTCCTCCGGGCTCGCCTTCAGCTCGATGCGGTCGGACTTGATCTCGAGCAGCTCGGCCACCGCCGGCGGCAGTAGCTTGGCCCAGCGGCGGCACTCGCCGAAGAGGGCGTCGAAGAGCTGCGAGGCCGTGGGGGCGGTGACGACCACCTTCACCGGGACGCGGGTGAGCATGAACCAGAGCATGGCCCACGAGGCCACGGTGGACTTGCCGGTGCCGTGGCCGGAGCGGACGCTGATTTTGCGCTCACCGGCCGCCAGAAGCTCCAGGAGGCGACGCTGCCACGGGTCGGGGGTGACGCCTAGGACCTCCTCCACGAAGGCCACAGGGGCCGCGTGGTAGCGTTTGACGAAGGCGAAATACGGGTTTTCAGAATTTTTCATACGGTCCGTGTGGGGTTACGCAAGCGCCGACCCCCCGCCGGGGGCCACCCGCCGGGGGGGGGGTCGGCGGGCGGCCGGAATCGCCCGGCGCCCCGACCCTAGGGGAATCAAGCACTTACGCGCGCCCCCGTCGTTGAGGGGGGGATTGTCCGCAGGGCGGTCACAATCGCCCCGATTTAACATAATGGGTGTTATACGCACTACGCGCCGCAACCCCTTGAGAATCAAGCACTTGCGCCGTGCGTGTGTGTGCGCATCGGTGCCCGAGCGCGTGCTGATCGCCAAGCCGTGAGTTATCCACAGGTTATCCACAGGTTATCCACAGAGTTATCCACAGGCCGGTCTTAAGAATCGCGCGCAGGCAGACCGTCGGACGACCCGTCCGACGTCAGCTTTTCGGGTTCCTGCACGCTCACAGTCCGCATCAGGTCGCGCACCGCAGCAAGGTGCAGCGCCGTCGTGTCGGTGATGCGGACATCGCTCTGGATCTTGTTTCCCCACCGCCTCGGGTCCATCCGTTCGGCCAGCCATTGCCGCGCAGACATCGCCACCTTCGCAGCGTTCGGGTCCATCTCCTCGGCCTCGACCTTCTCGGCCAGCGCCTCGATTCTCTCGGCGTTCAGCAGGGCGCGCGCGTTGCGGACGATTTCGTACCGCTCCATCAAGGCCGGGTCGGACTGCATCTTCCCCCAAAGGATGGCGAACGGAACCTCGCTGCCGCTGATGAAAGACCGAAGTGAATGCCCATCTGCAAGGTGAATCCAGAGCTGCTCCCAGAAGTCCGGCGAGCTGATGATCTGGTGCGCCTTCTCGCGGCGCTCTCGCTTTCGTGGTGTCCCTGCCATCAGTCGCTTATGTGAACAAAGGTGCTCACATCCTCCAGGTCCATGTCGTAGTTATCGACCGCCACCACATCGAAGTTGCTGTACCGTCTCCGCGTCGGCTCCGGTCTCTCTTGCCGCGTCGCTCGAGGAGCCGGTCGGTTGCGTATCTCTTCGGCGTAAACACGGCGCCACAGCTTCTCAGCCGTCGTGAATCTATGGCCGCAGGTCAGGCACTCCCGCCGACGCCTTGCCTCGGTCGGGAACTGGTAGACCTTCACGACCTCGCTAGGCTTGGAGCACTTCGGGCATTTCATCTTTCGGGCAGCTCGGCCTTTGCCATCTTCAGCCAATCTTCCAAGGGCTGCACCACGAGGAACTCACGCTTATCGCCCCGGCAGATGACCACCGGGATCTCGTGAGGCGCGCACGCTGCCTTCGCCTGGTCGACCCAATCGTAGACCGCGATGCTCTTGCGTCGCTTCACCTCGACCACGAACCGGCCAAGTCGAATGTCGCAGCCACCGTCTCGAGCCTGCCCGAGTTCACGCTTCACGACCCATCCGGTCGCCTGGCTAATCTTGTCGCAAACTTCTCGTTCGGTCTCGGCGCCCCGCTGTCGTTGTCTGATGCCCATCACCACCTCGCAGTCAATCGGCCCAAGTCTACCGCATAGCACAGGCCAGCAATCAAGGTACGCAACCGGCGCCGCATCCGTTGGTCTCGCTTGCTCTGCCGGGTCTGCTCCCTGCGACGCTCGAGGTTCGCCTGGTAATAGGCTCGATGGTACCGGGTGCGCTTGTCGGCCCACGGCTCCGGCTGCCTTGACTCATCGACGGCCTGGGCCACGATGACTCGCACCTGGTTGGCCTCGATGGTCTGCCGCGCCATCTCGCTGATCTGCTCGATCGTGCGCGACTTCTTCCGGTGCCCCTCTCGATGATGCCGGTGAGGCAAGCCGCCCGTGTTCT